TGCAAGAAGCATCAACTTTATCCACTTGAACTTCGTAGCGGTTAGAACGGGCGTTGCATTCTCAGAGGTTGTAGGAAAATTCTAAAAACAAAATATACTATATACTCCTAGGGGAATTCCCCTAGGAGTTTCTAAATATGGAAAAGTATGGTTTTATTTACCTTTGGTTCGATAAGAAACATAGAAAGTTTTATATAGGCAGACATTGGGGAACTATAGATGATGGTTACATATGTTCTTCAAATAATATGAGAATGAACTATAAACACAGACCGAATGATTTTAAAAGACGTATTGTAAAGATAGTGACCACATGTCAAGAGGACCTTGTTACTGAGGAACAGCGTTGGCTTGATATGATAAAAAAGGAAGAATTAGGAAAAAGGTACTATAATGTTACTACAAAATCTACAGTTCCTTCTATGCATGGCAGAAAACACTCAGCAGAGACAAGAGAAAAAATGAGTCAGTCGGCTTTAGGTAGACCTAAGTCGGAATCACATAAAGAAAAGATTAGACAAACTAACTTGGGTAAAAAACAGTCAGAGGAAACCAAGAAAAAGAGGGCAGAATCCCTTAAAGGACACGATAGATATAAGGACCCGGTTTTTAGAGCTAAAATGTCACATGCAGCCAAAAATAGGTCTCTAGAGACAAGAAAAAAGATTAGTGAAAACAGCAAGCGTCTGCATAAAGAAGGTCGTATAGGCCGTAAAAAGAATCATAAATAACAAAAACAACAAAAATAAAAGGAGAATTAAATGGCTTTCAATGTGCAAGAATTTAGAGCGAGCTTGGTGTCCGACGGTGCAAGAGCCAGCTTGTTTGATGTTCAACTTACGTTTCCAACAGTTGTAGGAACAGGAGGTACCGCACCAGGTACGTTCGGTTCTGCTCAACAACAAGTAACCATGAGGGCTAGAGCAACCACTCTACCCGGAGACACCATTGCCGCTATTGGTGTAAATTACTTTGGTAGAGAAATCAAAGTTGCCGGTAATAGATCATTTACTGACTGGTCATTTACCATTATCAATGATGAAGATTTCGTACTAAGAAATGCCTTCGAAAGATGGATGTCAGGTATCAACTCTCATGTTTCAAACCTAAGAATGCCAGAAATGTTGTCTGGTGACGGTGGTTATCAACAAGACGCATTTGTCACACAGTATGGTAAGACCGGTGATGTTATCAAGAGATACAAACTTGTTGGCTGTTTTCCAACTGATGTATCTACAATTGATCTTGACTGGGCTGCTGATAACATTGAAGAATTTACAGTTACTTTTGCCTATCAGTGGTGGGAAACTCTAGAGTCAACCGATTCTTCATCTTCATCCTCGTTAGTTCAACAATTTTAAACTATTATGGGCCGTGGAAACATCTTCACGGCCCATCCTGAAAGGATATAACATTGCGATTTTTTGGATTTGAACTCGGTAGTAAACAAAAAGAGATAGAAAAGCAACAGCAGGACAACAATGTTCCTGTTGAAAAAAGTTTTGCTATACCTCAAAATGATGATGGTGCTGTTACCGTTGCTGGTGCAGGTTACTATGGAACATATGTCGATCTAGACGGAACGTTTCGAAATGAAACCCAACTAATCACAAAATATCGTGAACTAGCCATACAACCCGAAACCGAAAGAGCCATTGATAATATCGTCAATGAAGCCATTGTGCATGACGATGATGGAACAGCAGTTGAAATAAATCTGGATAACGTCAAAGCACCGGCTAAAGTCAAAAAACTTATTGAAGAAGAATTTGAATATGCCCTAAAGCTTCTAAACTTTAGTAATATGGGACACGAAATCTTTAGGCGTTGGTATATTGATGGTAGACTGTTTTACCATGTGGTAATTGATGAAACTATGCCTGATAGTGGCATCCAAGAATTGAAATATATTGATCCTAGACGCATCCGTAAGATACGCGAAATTCAAAAAATGCGTGATCCGGCTACAGGCGTCGAACTAATAAAGAAACAGATTGAATACTACCTTTATAATGAAAGAGGTCTAATGGGTTCAGGTTCCAATCAAGGAGCCAAAATTGCACCTGATTCCATACTAAACATAAACTCAGGTTTAATGGACCCAAAACAAGCAATGGTACTTTCATACCTACACAAGGCTATCAAACCATTCAATAATCTAAGAATGGTTGAAGATGCCACTGTCATTTACCGTTTGTCTAGAGCCCCGGAACGTAGAGTGTTCTATATTGACGTTGGTAATATGCCTACTGTAAAAGCAGACCAGTATGTCCGTGATATTATGGTCAAGTATAGGAATAAACTCGTATATGATTCCAGTACCGGTGAATTGAAAGACGACCGTAAACATCTATCCATGTTGGAAGACTTTTGGTTACCACGCCGTGAAGGATCAAAAGGAACAGAAATCAGCACATTAGAAGGTGCAAGAAACTTAGGCGAACTAGAAGATGTGAAGTATTTCAAAACTAAACTATATGAGTCCCTTTCTGTGCCTGTTTCTAGATTGGAACAACAGACTGGTTTCTCCTTGGGTCGAAGTACAGAAATTACCAGAGATGAATTGAACTTCTATAAATTTGTTCAAAGACTTCGTAACAAGTTTGCCACCCTTTTCGATGATGTACTACGCATACAATTGGTATTGAAGAATATCTGCACCGAGGAAGAGTGGAAAGAAATCAAAGAAGATATATGGTATGATTTCCGCAAAGATAATGACTTTGAGGAACTAAAACAAGGCGAACTAATTTCTATCCGCGCCGACATATTGGCAAAACTTGATCCATTTGTAGGTAAATATGTTAGTGCATTATGGGTAAGAAAGAACATATTGAAACAAACCGATGAGGATGTTGAAGAAATTAACGCCCAGATGGTACAAGAAAATCAGATTATGGCTCAGCAACAAGCAGCTGCTCAGCAACAAGCCATGGACCAGCAGGCACAAATGATGAAAATGCAGGCCGACGTTCAAACACAATCTTCCATAGAACAACAAGCCGCATCCACAGAATTACAAAAAGACACACAAACAGATAATGAAAAGATGGCTGGACCTGGTCGTGACCATGACCAGAAGATGATGGACAAAAAAATAGAATTGGAAAAAATAAAATCCAAATCAAAGTCCGCGCCGCCTGCCAAGAAACCTGCGGCCAAGAAACCTGCGACAAGGACCAAAACGGTAGCAGAAGAAGCTCGTGAATTAGGTCTAAAACATATAGGTAATGGTCTATACGCTAATGGTGATGATATAACACACATAAACCAAAACGGAATACTAACTCCATTAGAGGTATAAATAATTGTCCAAATCAACAGATGTAAGAACACCTGGTTATGAAAAACTAGCCAAAAAATGGAAAATACCTGTTAGTAAAATGGTATCTTTGGTGATTCAAGGTTCTAAAGTAGAAACAGAACACACCAAGGATAAAGAAAAAGCAAAAGAGATTGCTCGCGATCATCTTGGCGAGAGACCAGACTATTATAGGAAATTGTCAAAAATGGAAAAAACTCAACTGGATGAAATTTCAAAAGAAAAACTTTATAAGTATCTTACGAAAATTAGTAAACAACCTTCATCTAATAGGGAAGCAGACTATTACTATAAAAATGAAAGATTTGGGGCATTAGCTATTGCCAAACTGGATCATAAAGGTCCAAAAGAATGGAAAGCAAGAGTCATGGCAAAAGAAGAAAATTTAGTTCCTACAAATGAACAATTTGGTATGTCTTTCAGGAAGAAAAAGGTAACAGTACAATCTGGAAGAGCTCCACAACGTCCAATGAACGCTCGTAATATATCTGATGAAGACAAATCTTCTAAATCACCAAACGCCGATTTGATAAAAAGAGTAATGGCTCCGATTCTTCCAAAATCTGTTCCGGTGAAAGAAGATAACCAACTGGATGAAAATCTAGGCAAAGATATGAAAAAATATAAATTTTGGCATGGTGATCCTAGAGGTATGAAAGATAGATTGAAAAAAGCTGGTACAGATTTTACTAAAAAAATTGCTGCTTCTGATGACAAACTTGGGGGAGCTGCTGAGTTACAAAGAAGAATTGCAAGAAAAATGGAAGAAGAATCCGAAACACTCGACGAAACCAACAAACAAAACAAAAAGAAAAAGTTGGATTGGGAAAAAGGGTATGGTCGACTTAAAATGAAAAGTCATTTTGATCCACGACGAATGTTGGCCGCGCATAATAGAAAGAAAGTAGAAGGACAGAAAGCAATGCAAAAGGAAGAAAACCAAATAGCCGAAGCATTGAATGCAATGCTAGAGAAAAACTATGTAATAATGGAAGAAAAGATTCAATCAGTCTTACAGGAAAAGATTGTGGAAGCCTTTGATGAACGTAAGAAGATCATTGCCGCTAATTACTTCGGACAGTAAGGAATAAATGATGAAGACCGTAAAACAGATAAGAGAAGAATATGAGTCAAGGATTCTAGGTAAAAACCTGGAAGAGATAATGATTGAGGCAAATGTTGACGGTCTTTCTGATAAGAACAATAAGTCTCTTTCAAGAGTATCACCTATACCTTCTGCCAAAGAAATGCCTATGATGTTGATTTTTAGGCGTGTACAGTATAGGGTTTTTCCCAATCGTCAGGTTGTTGCACTATACTATTCAAGTATGGTAAACAAATATCTATCTATTCCTTTTGGTCCTAATGGTAATCTCAATTTGTCAGAATCGACGTTACATGACCAGTTAGATGAAAGATGGTGGCAAGAATATCTACCAGGTTACAAGGATTCTAAAGAAGCAAAAGATAAGTGGAAAAAAGGTGACAAAAAAGGCGCCATATGGTCAGGTGTAAAGAGTGTTAGTAAAGGATTGGCCACAGGTGCCGCTGTATCAGGTGCCGCAGGTCTTGGTAAGTTTGCATTAGGTAAACTTGCTGGTGCAGGTGCAAGTGCTGCCGGGGCGGCCGCCGGCGCAGCTGCAGGATCAACAGCAGGAAATGCTGCATCAAAGGCTGCTGACTTTGCTGCAAACCCGCTAAAAGGTTTTGAGAGATTGGGTGGTAATAAACCACAACAAAGCATCACACCAACCAAATCTTCATGGTCAAAACCTAAGAACCTCCATACAACACACAATTCAATACTCAAACAGGCTGATGTATTGAGAGCCAAGGCAGCCACAAGATCATCCTCTCCAATGGTAGAAAACAAAATATCTGATTTGAGAAAGATGTTATCCGAAAACATTCCAAATAAAGATATAAGTATCAACGGAAAAACTATTACTATAAATAGTTCCATAGCAAAAAGAATTGTGGAAACTTACGACTCCTTGAATGTCAAAAACAGAAAAATTTTTGAGCACATGATCAACACAGACATGGATTCATTTAAGAGGTTGATAAATTTTACAATCAAACAATAAAGGTAAAAAAGATAGATGGCTACTACAATATCCACACAAAAATTGATTGATAGCAACAAGAGGGCTTTGATCAAAGTCGTCTGCCTTTTTGATGGTACCGCTCAGACCAGAATAAGAATTGTTGATGCAGCAAATCTAAATTTTGCTCTCAATACAGCTGGTTATATCAAAACAAATCATGCAAATGCCAAACCTGTTTATAAGACGACAATCAAAAGAATTTTTGGACAGGGAAACTTTGCTAACGGTTATGCCACCCTTATATGGGGAGGAAACGCCAATTCAGTAATTGCAACTGTTGGTGACGGACAATTCGACTATAACTTTGATTCTGAAGGACTGTCAGCGGCTATAGGAATACCTGACACCGCTAATGCAACTGGAGACATCCAATTTTCCACTACAGGTCTTTTAGGAAACGATTCTCTAACATTGTTCCTGGACTTAAAGAAAGATGCAAGTGACTTTGATCAAGGTCAGACAGCTGATCCTGCCGCATTCAATCAAGGCCGATGGAAAATAACACCATGAATAACCTAATAGAACTGGTAATTACAGGCAATCTAGCCGAAGCGACCGAATTATTCGAAACTCACATGATTGAAATTCGTGAGAAAAAACTCTATGAGGTAAAAAGAACTCTTGGGGAACTTTACGGTTATGGAAGAGGTAAAGAATTTACCAAAGGTCCTTTGAAAGGTAAGACTGATGCTGAAAAAAGAGATATGGCTAAACAAGCTGTAAAGCTACATAAACAACAAAAAGATTTTACTAAAGACAGATTGAAACAAAAAAACAAAACCGATCCCATAACAACAGCAAAACCAGTACATTCTTTAGCAAAAGGAACAAAATTAGCACACAAAATAAAAAGTTTGCCTTTCAAAGACAGGGTGAAACTAAAAACGGCCATGGCAATGCAAAAAATAGGTAAAAAGTTTATCGATTATGGTAATAGACCTATAGATAAAAACAACGGATATGACTATGGTAAATTGGCTGGTTCAGAACCAAGTCATCCAAAACATGACGATTCATCTACAGAAAAGACAAATGGTGTTATCAGAAGAAACTGGAACACATTTAGAGGTCGTGACGCAGAAGATAAACCAGAACCAACAAAAAAAGGTAGGTTGGGTAGATTTGTTAAAGGTGTAGCCGGAGCTGCCGGTATTGATACCAGTTCTAGTGTTGGTGGAATTGTAAATGACATACTAGGTAAAGCAAGAGGACCTCTAGAGGAACAAACCTTTCATT